CGGAGCGATTGCGAGCGTCGATCGTGCGGAAGATTGGTCGCCATGCTCGGGCTATGGCACTGCCATGAGCCTTCGGCGCCGTTGTGCTGCCCCTGCTACCCGTCAGGGTCATCCTGCAGATGTCGAGTACCGCACGACGTCGCCATCTTTGAATGGGCAGACGGTGTGGCGCGGCAGCGGCCGCCAGCCCGACACCTTGTTGCTGTAGAAGTTCGGGCGGATCCATTCACCGAAGCCGTCGCCGTGCGACAGCTTGGAAAGAATGATCGCCTCCCAGGCGGCCGCCGACGTCCAGCCATCACTAGCCAGCTCGTTCAGCATCCACCAGTAGTCGTGGTTCGCCGAGTCGCGATCGTTGCCCTTGCGCTCGTAGATGCCGATCGGCAGCGTCGCAATGGCGCCGGCAATCAGCGCCATGCAGGCGTAGGCGGCCGACACTCGCATTCCGGTTTCGGCCGTCACTGCCGATCCGGACGACGACCGGTGCACGGCGCCCAGCAGGTTGGCCAGCTCACCCATTGACGTACTGCCACTGGAATTCTCGCCCAACGCCAGTATGCCGGCGCGCTCCGCAGCACCCTCGCGCCCGGCCATCCAGGAGCCGAGCACTCGCGATTTATGCGGGGTCGCCTCCAGGTTCAACAGTTGTCCGGTCATCAAAACTCCAATACGTGAATTTCCGGCGCTGCCGCCCCGGCGGGGTTCAGCGCCATCAGCGATACCGCGCAGAACGTGGCCATCAGTGGGTCGATCTTGGCCTTGCCACTGGCCTGCTTTGTAATCAGGATGGCGTTACCCTTGTCTTCGATGCGCGCGTTGCCGACGCACCAGGCCATCATCGGGCGGCCAGCGTGCAGCAACTCACCGCCGGCGACCTTCCGCTCGGTGTCTTTGATGGCGCCATTCAGCTTGTAGCCTTGGGTGATCGCGACGATCTGAGTCATGTCGATGTCGCGCTCTTCGGTGATCAACTCGTCGACGATTGCGCCGATACCGGCGGCGTCGACGCCGATGCCCTTCACTTCCGGCAGGAGGCCTGCGTCGCGCACCTGGCAGATCAGGTCACACACGGCCATGACGTTGTCGCCAGGGCGCTTCACGATGGTGAGGTCGCCCTGCTTCTGGAAGTCCAGCAGCCGCGGTGCGATCTCCTTGCGTAGCTCGAGCGCAATCTCGTGCACCCAGGCGCGGCACCACAGCAGCCACTTCCCGGTTTCGCGGTCGCGACCTAGCACTGCCAAGCCCAGCAAGTCATCCAGCCCGCCGCCATCGATCCCAATCACGGCCACGTCGGAACGCTCGATGAGCGTTTCCAGGGTGATGGTCTTATCGACTGCGGCTTCCCAGAAGTCGGCGCCCGCCCAGCGGTCTGATTGCAAGTTCAGGCCGATCTCGACGTTTAGGTGCTTAGCCAAAAACTCCTTGAATTCCTGCTCGCCAGTCTCCTTGGCTTGACTGCGCAGCTGAGTGATGCGCTCGATGTCAACCGAGGCGCCCAGTTTGGGTTCGTAAAGTAGGCGCTTTCCAGATCCTCGTATGCCTTTGCCTCGAGCATGGCTGGCGGAAACTCATAGATCACTGGAAGGAACTTGCGGTCAAGCACCAGACCGTCGCGCACCTTGCGTGCGTAATCGAGCTTCGCCCTGAAGACGCCCGCTGGCGGTTCGGCTGACTGCGTCGTCGCATAGATGACGAAGCCCTCAGGGCGCGATGTCAGGCCACCGGTCGCCTCGAGAAGCATGTTTGACGCATGCGCCTTCTTGCCGAACTCGTGCAATTCATCTACGAATACGAACGATGCCTTCACACCCGAGACCGTATCGCTGTCAGCAGCAACCACTTGGAGCGTGGCGCCAGTTGTGTTGTGCGTGATCTTGCGGTTGTAATCCTGGATTTTCAGCAGCGCTTCCAGCTCCGGATCAGCTTTGATCATGTCGCGGATTGGCTTGTAGCTGTTGTCCGCGACCTTCTTAGTAGGGCTGAGGATCAGCAGCTCGGCCGATGGCCGCCAATTCATGATGAGCGCGCACAGCATGATAGCTGCCGCGATCGTGCTCTTGGCGTTCTTCTTGCTGACCATGAGCATGATCTCATTGATGTGGCGCCGGCCCGTCTCCGGATCCTCGGCGCCGAACACCGCTTCGACAAACTCGCGCAGCCAAGGCAGTGATGCCTCGCCTACCGTTGGCCGTCCTCTCACGTCGACCAAGATGAAGCTGCTGCAAATGCTCCAGGCGTCAGCGGCAACGTCGGGAAACAATGGTGGGAGAACGATCAACGATTCTCGCGCCACAATCCGACGCTCCCAATCTGGACACGCCGTTGTGTAATCCATTGTCTAATCCCTAATGTTTCATCGCACCGGGCGGGCCCGTGCGAGGGCTATATTTGCCGGTGGCCGCTGCCTCAGCCGCGCCTTAATTCAAATCAGCTTTCCCGCCCTCCCCGAGCTTCCTGTGCTTGAACGGCAATGCCGCCGTCGCCGCGCGGACTTGAGCGACCGATGCCTCCAATTCGCCGGTCCACACTGCTTGCAAGAACTGCAGCGGGTCGGTGTAGCCCGACACGGGCGGCTTCTCTGGTGCTGCTTTTTTTGGTCGGCCAGCACCAGCGCGAGCGCCGCCGCTGCGCCCTTTCACGCCGGTCATTTGAATTCCTTGATTTAAAGGGGGGATTTTTTCGCGCGTCCGGAACTAGTCGGTGTCTGGCCAATGGGGGTCCAGACTTTCGATACCACCCTACCCGTGAGCCAGGACGGCAGTGGCGCGAAGACCGCCGCACAGAAGCGCGACCTTGACGCCAGGCAGGGACGCCGCGAAGTTCGCCTTGATGTGCTCGACCTGCTCCTTTGTCAGGCGCTGGTCGCAGGTGATGAGCAGCGTGTCGCCTGGCGATGGACACCTTCGCAAGCGACAGGTCAACGGGGCAAGCCACGCTGCCGCGCTTCACGAGCCGTCTTGGCATCGTGGCAAGGTACGCAAAGAGTTTCTTTATTGCTGTCATCGTCACTGCCTCCAGCCCACAAGGGCTTGATGTGGTCGACCGGATGGCCGATGGTTGTGCGGCCCTGCCGCTTGCACTCTTGGCACAGGCTGCAGTCGCGTGCGCGGATGCGCTTTCGATCCAGCACGCCGGCATAACCGCGCTTTCGCTCGACCACAACGCCAGGACGTGCGGTCAGGGTGGCGACGCGCGGCGCCGCCGATTGCAGGCGGGACTTGAGGGCGGTCAGCTTCATTTGTTCTCAGGCACCAATGCAGCCACCTCTTGCAGCAGCAGGCCCGGCCTGCCGTACCCTTTGGCGCGCAGGCTTTCGAAGGCACGCTCGGACTCGGCCAGGCGTTCGCAGATGTTGCGCAGCGCTGTCTTGTCGACGACGTGGAAGACCATGGCCGGGCGGCCACCGGTGACGGCGCGGATGATCGCGTGACGGTAGCTAACGACTGGCTGGCTCACTGGTGCACCTTGAAAAGAAAAGCCGCCCGGCGCATGGATGCGAGGGGCGGCGAAGATCCTGCTGGTGCAGGACCGGAGACACGGGAGCGGACGGCGGGGCTCGCACCCGCGGCTGGTTAGCTGCATCCGCATTGAACGGGAGGCCTCACGCTGTCCAGTGGGCGAGCCTCAGTGCTATCTGCAAAGTAGACCACCAACGCAAAAAGCCCGAACGTTTAACGGTTCGGGCTTCTTTCTGGACGTGCGAAGACGGCCTAAGACTCGACCATATCGTAAAGGTCTTTCTATAGCAAAGTCATTCTAGCGACCAGCTTTCCCATTTACTCATTTGCTCAGCCAACAACTCTCGGGATAGCTTATCGCGCATCATAACCACGATGCCGGTCGTAACGTCCAGATCATCGATGTCGTAATGGTGTCCGCCAGAGACATAGATACTGTCGGGAAGAATCATTCGCACTGTCGTGTCCAAACGACGCTCTTCATTTCCGATTTTATGGAAGAAAGAAAACCGACCAGCCAAGAATCTCATTTCTCGCGAGATGAAGTTGAAATACTCAAGCCTTGCTGTTAGATCAATGCCCAGCACTGTCACATTAAAGGAAATGGGCTTTTCGCCATCACTATAGCTAACGTGATGAGAAGCGTCGGTCTGGACGGGAACAAGCAGCGCTGCGACAACTTTTTCTGCCATTGACTGGATCGTGGGCACCTGTCTCAAGAAAGGCAAAACTTCACTCGGCTGCATAGAATCCCCATGTAATTATTAGCTGAAGTTTCACTTTACTCCGAGTGGCGATTGCTGTCAGAACAATATTGCGGTTGCACTGTTGCACCGCAGCTTTGCATGAAGGGCAGTCTTCGCTGCCGCCGCGACCTCAGTAAGATCGGCGTTGGGAAAGCACCAGACACTTGTGATGCTGCAAGCGCGGTAGATCGCCCAGATATGGATTCGACTCAAACTGTTGATCATGGCATCGGTAGCGGCCCCTACGCGCTGGTCTGCCTGCTGCTGAGCCTCATGAATGTCTTGTGGACTTGCTTCCTCACTGTCGTCGCTAGACAGGCCGCGCATGGTCTTCATGCCCAAGTCCTTGTCTTGGTCGCCGGTCATCCAGTCCTTCCAGCAGGCCAGGCAGGTATCGAGCCCATCGGCCTTCACGAAGTGTTGAACAGGTGCCTCCGCCTTGCGTACTCGGCGCAGGTTTGGGGTTTGAAAAAAGCCGAGTTCAGCGGTGGTCACGGGGTTCTCCGAAAGACGACCCAGCGAGCGTACCATATGCCTCAATGAAATTTCCGGATTGAATTATTTTCTCTTTCAAAGTATTGTGAGTAAAGGTCTGCTATGGAGCACCATAGTCTAGCAGAGAAGATTGAGTTACATAACTATTATAGATGGGAACCAAATTGGAAAATGCCGTAAGCCAAGCATGGAAAGATAAGCCAGAAACAATACGCTCGTATTACGAGAACCTTAGTACATATCAACGACTCTGCGAAGAAGTGGAATACATCCTTGACAAAAAAATAAAGTATTCAGGAATCAAAATTGGCAGCTTAACATCTAGAGCTAAAACATTGGAAAGTTTTTGCGAAAAGATACAACGCAAAAAATATGATGACCCAATGAGGGAAATTACTGACTTATCCGGCGTCAGAATTGTTTTTCTTTATTCTTCAGATCGCATAAGATTAGAACAGCTAATTGAGAGCGAGTTTCACGTAATAGAAAAAGTCGATAAATTTGCTCAACAAAAAGTAGAGCAATTCGGATACGGCGCTCTACACTATATAATTAAGCTTAAAGAACAACACGCTGGAGCTCGCTACGACGATCTCAGAAATGCAAGCTGCGAAATTCAAATCCGAACTATTTTGCAAGACGCTTGGTCGGTAGTGGCTCATCACTTGTCTTACAAGCAAGAAGAAGATATTCCGAATGAATTAAGACGAAAACTACATGCTCTGTCCGGTCTATTTGAGATCGGTGATGACCAATTTGAAGGGTTAAATCGGTCTCGCACGGAATATCAGCTTAGGGTCGCAGAATCATTGGATAGTGCAGCTGAAACCTCGTTAGACACAGATCTCAATTTGGATAGCTTACTAGGATATCTAGCATCACGATTCCCGGACCGCGAGCCGTCCACGCAAGATAATGTCGCTGACTTATTACACGAACTTAATAAGTTCGGCTATAAGAGTCTACGAGAGGTCGAAGAGGTTATCAAAGCAGCTTTAGATGCTTTATTGGCACAAGAAAAAGTATACCCCCCAAGCAACTCAGATACTGATGAAGAAACGCAATATGTAGGGGTTGGCCTTGTACGAGGATGCCTTTCTTTTATGAATCATGATTATTACAAATATATAAATCCTCACGCCGTGAATGACAGACGTGGCGAATTTTCTCACTTGATCAAACGGTGAGAAAAGAAATTTAAAAATAGAATCCAATGATTTTCGATGAAGCAATTAGCTGCACCGTTCCAACGGTGCAGCTTTTTTTCAATCGTAAATGAAATTTTTTCAATCTGTTATTCGCACTTATAGAAAGATACCAACGCTCTGAAGTTCTGCTCTAGTGATCTCGCAGGCGCGATCAAATGCTTTCTCTAATTCCTGTCGCGTAACACAGTTCGGCAACGAGCGTCGACCGTCAAGCACATCGTGGCAATTACTGCAGCCAAAACAAGCCTTTGAATCCGGTGCCTTTAATCCAATGCCCTTCCCGTCGGCCAAGCGGTTCGAATGGCACGGCACCGTGGTGGCCGGGTCGCGGTTGCACACGCCCAGCAGCATCAGCGTGCAGTCCTGGCCGCGCGCCGCGCGCCGGGCCGGCGTCGACTTGGCGCGGGACTTCTTCATCGGCTTGCGGGCGAGCTGCACGGCAGCGACGCGCAGCATTCCAGCGCCAGCGACGGCCGGCTTGAAACCGGTGCCGCGCGCCATCGGTGCCTTACGGGCGAGCGGCGCGCCCTGCTTGAGGGGTAAGCGACGCATCATGCTACGATCTTCGTTCGTTCAATCACTAGGCGCCCACAATGCATACGATTCCAGACCATCAATACAATGGCTACACCATTTTTACCAATCCAGGCGAAGGTGCACGGGGCATCTACCTCGATGCATTTTCGATTCATGAAAACATCATCAGCGTTCCACCGATCAGTCTCCCACTTGTACAACAGCGATCGCTGAACGGCGCAAATGAGTTCGCAGACCGAGACGAGGCAGTTGCAAGCGCACTCCAAATGGCGCGAGAATGAATTGATGCTCACCCCGCGACCCTGTAGCGCGGTCACGGCGTTACCAACTTGAACTCGACCACCCACCCAGATGGGTTGGAGCCCCGACTGCCCCCGCTGGAAGTGGTTGCCGCAGCCCTTCACGGCGCACTTGCGGGTGCGCGCGGGCTTGAGCGTGCCAGTGCGGGCGATGGGGGAGCGGATCATGCTAGGATCTCCTGATGACAACGGCAATCACCCACTTTCAGCGCTTTCGGCCGCTCTATGCGATTGGTGTACTTTCGGCAGTCTGCCTCTCGGGAGCGCACTTGCTCGGCGATCCCAAGACGCTTGACTGGCCAACGTGGATTCAAGCAGTCGGATCCGTTGCAGCTATTTTCGTGGCCGTGTGGGTGAGTACTGATCAGGCACGTCTCCAGCTTGATCGCGATGACAAAGCCGCCAGGGCCGATGTAATCGGGACACTTTGCAGCTTGCAGGGTGAAGTCGAAATGACGTTGCTGTACATTGCCTCGGAGGGAGCGGAATTTTTGGCTCACGACAAACCAGGCGAACCAATTCTCTTCACGTTGCCGCTCCCTGAATATCCGTACCCAATTTTCGATGCCCTCATTCCAAAGCTCGGCGCAATTACGGACCCGGACATGCAGCGGCAGATAATCCATGCGTACGCAAAAGCCAAAAGCCTGGCAATGACGATCAGCCAGCACAATCAATTGGTTGATGAATATGAGGCGATGCGTGCGCAAAACATCGCGATGAAGCCACATGATGTGCCTCTTAATCTGCAGCCTTACAGGGACCGACTGGCGGGTTACAGTGATACAGCGCGATCTAGCGTGACTGAAGTTCAAGCGGAACTGACGTTGCTCCGCGAAGCGCTGATGCGTAAGCAAATCGTGGTAGCGTCCCCAGGATTTCCTTAACCTTTCAAGTGACGGAAATTCCCGCGTATCGCTGAGGAGCCAAACCAGCGCTCAGCTTGCGAGTGTTTGATATGGGTTTGCGGCTCAGATCCAGGTCCAGCTGCAAGCTGACCAGATCGGCCTCATGATTTCTCCGTTTGGTTTTGTTTTCGGTTTGAATGGCCACATACCGCGCACGCGGCGCCTTGTCGCGTGCTTCTTGAACAGCACGCCGATCTGGACGTCCCAGGGCTTTTTCTCGCCCCAGGCGCTGCACTTGCCGGTCCGCGCGCCGTTGGTGGGCACGGTGAAGTTCGCGCGCATGGCGCCGGGGTCGCGAGCGGTGGTCACACGACCACCTCGGCGCCGGCGCGATGGCACAGCGCCACCTGGTGCTTTGCCCACTCGCCCGCAATCCAAGTCACGCCCTTCGGGGTGAAGCGCGCCGAGTTGAACTCGTGGTTGATCTGGGCGGCACCAGCTTTGACGCAGAAGCAGCCGGCGTCCATATGGTGGACGTGCGGCGTCAGCGCGCCATTCAGCCAGTACATGACCTTCTCGTCGAGCAGAAATTCACGGAATGCGCTCTCGTTAGCGCGCAGCAGCTTGGCAAATTCGCCGAACGTCTTCGTGCCAGTCGCGTCGGCATAGCGCTCGACGAACTCCACGGCCGGCGCGGCTGCGGCCAGTTGCTCGGCATGGGCGGCGATTACGTCCTGCTGGTCCGCGGCCAAACGCAGCGTCGGCGAACGATTGCGGCAGGGCCTTTCTGCTCCCGCGCAAGGCTGACAGCAGCGACCAGCACGGCCATGTCGGTCTTCTGCGCGACCCAGGCTTGCACTGCCGGATGCGTGAATGTTGCGTCAACGCCGAGTTTGCGCAGGGCGACGGTAAGGGCGATCGCTGGGTCGGCACTTTCCGCAGGGTCTTCGCAAAGCGGCATTGCAGCGGCTAGTGGGTTGTCGGGTTCAGCAGGAAGGTCATCGCCGACGACGGTGATGTCGTTGTTTGTTTTTATTACTGGCGATTGGTGATTGGGTACCCGTGACAGGCATGACAGGTGCCGTTACAGGTTTCGTTACAGTCCCCGTTGCAGATAACGCTTTGACCATGTCCCACAATTCTTTGATACCGAGATTCCAGGCTGCATGCAGGCCGGCAGCGGTCAGTACTTGGAACAGCTGCGCGCGCTCTTCGAGGAGGCGCTGGAGCTGGTGCAAGCTGGCGGCATGCCGAAGGCCGACGTTCTCCAACTGGTTGACTACACTTATGGGCGCCCAATCGGCGAGTCGCATCAGGAAGTCGGCAGCGTGATGGTCTCTCTGGCTGCGTTGTGCCTGGCCCAGGGTCTCGATATACAGCAGGCAGCCGAGATCAAGCTGGCGCGCATCTGGACGAAGGTTGACGCAATTCGCGAGAAGCAGTGCACGAAGCCGCGCGGCTCGCCACTGCCGATGGGCCAGCGCGCCGCCCAGCTCGACGGCAGCAAGGCGCAAACCCGGCGGGCATGCAAGCCGATGAATCAGTGGGTAGAGCAAGAGTGCCGTGAGATCCGCGCGATAGATGGCGCTCCGCACCACTTCCTGAAAAGCGCAACCGAACCGCTGGAAAAGCTGCACTGCCCCTACGGCCAGCCCGGCGACCGCCTGTGGGTGCGCGAAACGTGGGTGTGCGACGACTATCGTCTGCAGCAAGGGCGATACGTTGAGGTGCTAGGCGCGCGGGAAAACTTTTCTATCGCACCGACAACGAGCAGCCATTCGAAGCGCCAGAAGGCAAGTTTTGGAAGCCGTCAATCCACATGCCGCGCTGGGCCATCCGCATACTGCTAGAGATCGTGTCGGTACGCATCGAGCGGCTCCGGGACATCAGCGAGGCCGACGCGCGAGCCGAGGGCGTGAGCAAGGTATGCGATAACTTTATGAAGGGGCTTCGAGCCTAGGAAGGCCACAACAAAGCACTCCCACGCCCCGACGCCTAAACGGCCTAGCAAGACCTATGGGAGAGCATTAACGGCACCGGTAGCCGGGACGTGAACCCATGGGTGTGGGTGGTCGAGTTCAAACGGGTTACGCCGTGAGCCTGGAGTCGATCACACACAAGGCGCGCCACGATCACCTGTGCGCCTTCTGTGGCATGACCGTGCGGACTGGCGAGCGGTATGTGCGCGCGCAGTCGCCGGGTCGCGCGCTGGCCAAGAAGGCGGCTCATAGCCGCTGCTATCAGGGCCTGGTGACGAGCAAGCGCCAAAACACTATTTCAGCACGCAAGGAGGAACACGATGGACAAACCTAAACGCTTTCTGCGCCTGCCGGCCGTCATAAATGTCGTCGGCATCAAGCGCACCGCGATCTACGATCGGATCAAGGCTGGCACCTTCGCGGCGCCGGTTCAGCTCGGGCCGCGGGCCGTGGCTTGGGACGAGTCGGCAATCGCGGAATGGCAGAAGAACCTGCAGACAGGCGTCAAGGCGAGCCTCGTGTAGTCGGGGGTAGAAACGGGGGTAGGCGGAAAAGAAAAAGCCCCTTCATAGGGGCTTTTTCAAGTAACTGGCGGAGACGGTGGGATTCGAACCCACGATACAGGTATAAGCCGTATGCATCCTTAGCAGGGATGTGCCTTCGGCCACTCGGCCACGTCTCCAATC